CGGTCTGCGAGCGGTCCTCGGTGTACTCCTCGGTCGAAACGGGCGTCCGCTCGCCTTCGTAGCCCCAGAGGTCGGTATCGACCATCAGGGCGCCAGGGTTGTCCGAATTCGCTCCGTCCTTGGTAAGCGGGAGCCCGGAGTCGTCTTCGACGACGTCCATCCCGGCGATCCGACCAACAGCGCCGTCACGACGGAGCTGGTCGCCCATCTCGGTCGCACGGAGGAAGTTGTCGGACTTGAGCAGGTCGTGGATCGCCTCGACGTCAGCGATCAGGAGGTCCGGATCGTAGGACTCGCCGACTAGCGTCTGACGGCCGTCGAGGACGTCGTTGTAGGTCATCGTGCCGTCCTGGTCACCGGCGTCCGGGGTGATGGCGTCGGTGATGGCCTCGAACGCGCGGGCGTTGATGTCCTCGACCATCTGACGGGCCTGGCGATCGATCTGGTCCTGGGTGAGGTCGATCCGGGAGTCCTCGATGGCCTCCATCGTCAGCGGGACCTCGAAGCCGAACTTGTCGAACGTCAGCTCCTCGAGACTGTACTGCTCGTGCGAGCGGGGAAATTCAGCGCCTTCTTCAACGATCTTCGGGTGCGCACCGTCGTCATCGGGGACGGGGATCTGCACCACGTTCGACGCAATGTCGGTTGCGTCGTACGATCGGAAGGCGTCACGGTACACCAGATCTTCCTGAACGATCTCTTCGACGCGGTCACGGAGGACCGGAAGCGTCACCGGTCCCTCGATGTCAGCGTAGTCCAGAGACAGCTCAGCAGTGTCTTGGGTAGAACTCATTGATGTGGAGGGGTTGCGTTAGATCAGACCGGCGAAACGCCGGTCGAGAAAGCGTCAGCGGGGGATACTGCGAATGAAATCGTTACTTGAACTTGACGAGAAAGTCGCCGTTACCGAAGCTGTCGACGTGACGGACGTCGTCGTCGGCCGACGCGTCCTCGGCAGCGCGAATCACGCCGAACATGTGAACGGCAACGTCTTCGCCAGAGCTTGCACTGTACTTGGTGATGCCATCGAGATCCGCAGTCCCGTCGAGGGCAGCTGCCGAGTCGACGCCACTGGAACCGTCCAGGGTGACGTACTCGCCAGCACTCAGGTCTTCGTTCGCCTCGAGCGTGATCGTCTGGCCGAGGCCGAACGCCCGGTCGCCGGCGTTCTTGGGGTGCGGACCGCGATCGTCGAGAATGTCTTCTCCGTAGTTAGCCATAGGTAGTGTGTGTTGTGATGTGTGGTGTGTTCAGTTGCGCCACGAGCGATCGTGACGATGTTGTGCCAGCTGATTAGACCTCGTCGGAATCAACGACGTCCAGCTCGCCGGAGCGAACCTTTTCAGCCTGCGTGGTCCAGCCCTGGGACTCGAGCTCGGCAGCGTACGTCTCGCGAAGCTCCTCCTCGGACTCGTCGTCGCCGGACCCACTACCGCTGGACAACTCCTCGTCGTCGGCATTGCCAGCGTCGGGCTCGGGCTCGACGTCGTCGATGCTCGAAGCAAGCGAGGCCTCCTCGTGCTCCTCGACGCGATCCTTGAGCTCGGTCGGGCTGAAGCGATCGGCCAGCTCCTCGGCACCGAACGGCGAGTAGTCGGCCAGCTCTTCAGCGTAGATTTCGGTCACTTCGTCGAACATCTCCACCTTGCCGGCCTCGACGATGCTGGTCTCCTCATCAGCGGTGACCATCTCGATCTCGTCGTCGGACAGCTGCTCGACGATCTCGGACGCGTCGTCCTGTTCGTCAAGCTTGGCGGAGAGCTGTTCGAGTTCCTCCTCGACATTGTCGGCCTTCTCGGCCTGCTCGGCCATGTCCTCGAGCTCCGCGCGCTCGACGACGACCGGCTCATCGAGGTCGTCAGACAGCTCGTCAGTATCTGCAGATTCGTATTCGATCATGTCTCTAATGGAATCTAACCGTGCCGTCCGAGTGGCGTCGGACGACGATCGCCTTGCGACAGGCAGGGACTGCACGACCGACGAATACTCGTCGGTGTTGGTGTCCATATCGTCATCACCCGTTGCCGAGTCGTCGGAGTCTCCGTGGGCCCCCATCTCGGAGTTCAGGTCGACCCCGAATTCCTCTTCAGCAGTCGTGACGACCCAATCGAGTGCCTCATCGGCAACATCGTCTGGGTAGTCGTGATCGCCCTGGAGGGTCTCGAACTCGCGTTCGAGGGCATCGAGGTGAAGTGTGCCGTCGGCGTCGACGACAGGGCAGTGGAGATCTTCGAACGAATCGGGTGGGAAGCCAGATTCGGACAGCATGAAGTGTTCGCTGACGGCGTCACGGTCGGGCTCGTCCATCTTGTCCCAACTGTCGGCGCTCCAGTCATCGAGCGAGGGTGCCGAGAACTCGCCACGCTCACTCGTTTCCTCGTACTGGGGCTCGTGCATTGTAACGTCAGCGAGCGATGCGACACCTGTGTCGCGACTATCGGACTCATGTCCGGACGCGGACTCGTTGTCATCACGTCCGTCTTCATCGGGACTGTCTTCATCGTCATCGCGTCCGTCTTCATCGTCACTCGTGGGGGTGGACGAGGAGCCGTCAACAGCGCCCTCATACGCCTCCATTCCGGAGCCAGGCATGTAGTAGGCGTTACCGTCGAACTCGTGCTCGTGGACGGCATCAAGCCCGAGCTCCTGTGCGCGCTGTATGGCAGCGTCTCGGGCATCGAACACGTCGTCGTGGTCCGGTCCGTAGCTCTCAGCAGTCTCTGCGACTGTCGTCTGTGTTGCCGTGTTCCCTGACGCAGATTCGTCGTCCATTTCGTCGGGAACATCGGGGACACTGTCGAAGGGATTATACGCCCAGTTGAGCAGTGAAATAGCCCACTTGCTCGGACAGCCGTGGGCACCATCCTGAGGCGACTCCGGGCGGTTCTCGTCAGACGCCATCCGTTCGATAAAGGAGATCGTCCGCTTGGCGTCCTCGATGTCGTTGGTGTCCCACTCATCTTTGTCCGTCTCAAGCAGACGCATATTCCGGTCGATAACAGCGTCAGCGTCGACGGAGGCTTCACGCGAACACGGATTCTCCGACCAGCGTTCGAGCTCGCTTGCCGTCATATTGACGGCGCTGTCCCAGTCACTGTAGACCTCGTCGAGTTCGTCCATCGAAGCAGCCTCTTCGACAGCAGCGTTCTCTTCTCCGTTACTGTTACCGTCATCCTCGTCCAGACCAACAATCGAGGAATCACAGTCCATTGCCTCAGCTGCGCGCTGGATCCGATTTGCAAGTGTGTCCTCACTGATGTCCATGTCACCATGGCCACGTAGCTTCCAGGCAGCCTCAACTGAGTTCTCCCCAGTACAGGACGTTAGTGGATACTTGGCGTCGTCAGCCCACTCCGTACTATCGTCGTTGTGCTCGCTTGGTGCGACTGCAAACCAGGTCCCGCCAGCCGTGTAGATTCCCTCGGGCGCCCCGAGCTCGTCTGTCTCGCGCTCGTCAGCAGCGAAGGCTTCGGCGTTAAACGTGAGTGGGCTGTGTGATGTCTCCTCCGCCTGTTCTCTCTCGAGTTCCGTCTCTCTCTCCGTCTCCGCTTCCGTTTCCGTTCCTGCACCCACCCCAGTGTTCGTGTCGTCGGCCGGATAATCGTTCTCGGCGACGTCCTGGTACTCGCTCATGCTTGCACAGGGAACGAAGTACGTAGTCTCGCCATCGAGCTCGACTTCGTGTGCGTCAGCCCCACAGCCGAGTTCCTCGCCACGTGCTTCGGCATCGGCACGTGACTCGAAGACGTCATCGTGATCGGGGGCGAATGGCTCGCCTTCTGTGGGCGTATCGGCAACATTCAGTGCGAGATCAGCGCTGTCGATTGCGTCCTGGCTCACGTCAGCGCTCCGTTCGAGCGTCGCGGTTGCGTGCGTGTCGTTCACGACTGCTGTCGCTTCAGCGTGTCCGGGATCGTCAAGAATATTGTCGACGGGGCCAGTGTTGGCAGTATTCGAGGGACTGGCACCATCCGTGACGGTCGATAGATTATCGAAGTACACATCCTCGACAATCAGTGCACCAGTATCGGGATCCTCACTGAGCTCGTCTTCGGGTGCATGATAGGCCTGGATCGAGACGTCGAGCAGGCCTGCACGAACGTCCTGTGCCTGCTCTTTGTAGTGGGGTGCAATTTCGGCCTCGTAAATGACGCCGATGTCCTCGACGAACTCAGCATGGGTGACTTCGCCAATCTGTCCCGTCGTTGAGTTCAGATGATCGCGAACGAGCGGTTTCCCTTCGAGCGTCCCGGCAGCTGCTCGAAGCGCATCTGCCGGCCACTTCTTTTTGACTCCGGACTGCCCAACTGTGACGTCACCGACACCGATCGCGATGCCATGAATGACGTACGCGTCGTCACCCTCCTGGTCGTCGTCTTGCTCCAATTCCTCGGGATCGACGACATAGGCAGTACCAACGCCAGCAAATGTGCTCGTGCGTGCCTCGGACATGGAAAAAGAGTGAACTGAAAAACGGGAGTCGCTCGTCTGCTGTCTGCGTTCACGAAATCTGTAGTCGCAAGGAACCTCTTAAGTCCCTGCCAAATTGGCAGTTAGCCTCTCGCCCCACAGGTGTATCACTGATGCTCGAACCCAAACGAGCGAGTCCAGACCGGAATCAGTCCTCCGTCCGCACAGCTGTATTACAGCGGTAGCGAGGCGAACGCCCACCCGTTCACTGATACCATTCATCGGGCTTCGTGTCATAGTTGACGCCGTCGGTCACGATGTACTCCTGGAGTTCGGGATCGAGTGGGTGGAACTCAATGTCCTCACCATCGTAGCGGACGCGCTGTGCGATCTCGACTGCTTCAGGTTCGTTTCCATTGATTTCGCCAAGGATCTTGTCCCTGGCTGTGCCACTGTCCTCGTCGAAGTCCTTGATGACAGTCATCAGGTTCACTGGTCGGCCCCACAGCTCGTAGATACGCTTCAACACAGCAAGTGCCTCTTCCATGTCCAGCATGATGCCGTTGTACTTGTGGCCCAGGAGGAGCTCGTTGCGGTTGTGGAAGTTGTGGTCGTAGGCGATGATCGTTGGCTTTCCAAAGTTCGTGAACTGCAACAGGAGTTTTGTTTTGACGTCCTCGTAGTCGACCGAAGAGACGCGATGGTCCTCGGTTGTCTGCGTGTACTCGTAGGTGAAGTAGTTGTGCGTCTCAACGAACTCCTGAGTGAGGAACTCGTCGATGAACGTCACATCGTTGTGGCTTGCACGGACGTCTCGCATGCGATTCCAGCCAGCAGTGTAGTCGACATCGGCAATGGCCTCCTGGATCGTCTCGTAGCGGTCTCGATCAACGATGTACCGAGCCTGCTCCTCGAGATCGGAGCGACTCACATCCTGGAGGAACGACCGATTCTGTGGCCGGCACAGCGAGTAGTGGCGCTCAGCCATGCCCTCGTAGGTGAGTGCCGTCCACGGCTGATCGTCCAGGTCGACATCGTCTGCTTCGAGGACGGTCTCATCGATCCGTGGATCGGACGCGTTCGACTCGATCGTGTCCGGCAGGAACGAGCTGTCGATCGCGTCGACCAGCCTGTCGGGCTCGAGGTGGGCCATAACAGCGTCGAAGTCGACATCCTCGTGAATGGTGCGCCAGTCGACACCCGCGACACGGAGTAGCTTGTCGAGCACCTCACGCCGGTTTGCACGGTTCTCAACGTACTCCCAGAGCTGCATCCCCAGGCTGTAGGGATTCACACCGCCGGCGCCCAGCACCTTCGACATGTGGTCGGCGTAGGTGAGGAACTCGTCTTCGCCGGCAAAGTTCTCGTCAGCCATCATCCGACTTTCCCAGAACGCAGCAAATCCTTCGTTGGTTATTTTTGTCATTTTCTGTGGCGCAAAATAGTATGCTTCTGTCCGAAGGATCTGTAGGATGTCGATCTTCCAGTCGGGGAGCTCGACAGCGCGGTCTGCGTCTTCATCGTACTCGTGTCCGTGTTCGATCAGGAATTTCAGGACGTCCTGTTCGGGCGAGGCATCCGTCTTGCCTGTCCCGTGCTCGGAGATCCAGTCCTCGTCGAACACCTGTGATTCGACATCGTTGTCCAGGTCCAGCGCCTCGATAGTTTCCTCGATCGTGATGCTTCCGCTGGCATCCTCGTCGTGGGTCTGTGGGAACGCTCTGTGCTGGTCGATCGTATCCTCGAGACAGGTCACTGTGTCGATGAACGCTTCGACCTCTTCCCGGTCGATGTCGGGGTCATCCATATAGGACTCGATGGTTTCAGCATGCCGAGACAGCATCGAGACAGCATCGACATCACCATCGTTGAATAATCCGAACCACTCGTTATTGGCGAAAAAGTCAGCGTGAGCTTCGACATGGGTGATGACGGCTTTCTGGTCGGCCATGCTATTGGACACCTGGAGGAACGCATTGGACGGATCATCGTTGTTGACGATCTCGAAGGCCTTGCCCATGCCGAGTTGGTCCTTCTTGCGCTGATGATCGTACTGCATCCCCCACCGCCAGTGCGGGTAGCGTTCCTGGAACCCACCGTAGGCGATCAGCTCGTTCATCTCGTCGTAGTCAACGATCCAGTACTTGACGTCGTACGGATCGAGTCCGAAACGAGCTGCCAGGTCGCGTGCGTCTGCGACTGCATCTTCGAGGTCCGCTGCCTCCTGTTCCGTCCGATAGCGCTTATTAATTGTCATGGGTCGCTTACTCGTCATCCTCCATGTCTGGTTGCTCCAGAATGTTCGATATTGCGTCGAGCACGTCACCGGGCTCGGAGACGAACTCGACAGTGGTGCCATCGTCGTCCCTGAACTCTGCCTTGATGACGTCTCCGTGACTCGTGGTGTGTCGGGAGTGACCGCTTTCGCCAACCTCCAGGTAGGCGTGTTTGTTCGCATCGATATCCTGCATCCGAGGGAGTACTTCGTTCCGTGTATCGTCCTCGGAGTTCTCACCGTCTCCGGCAGCGAATACATAGCGGTTCCACTCGTTCCAGGGATACGCTTCGAGTAGCTCCTCGGCGAGGACGTACGCGCTCGAGATCTTGGTTCCACCGCCAGACTGGATGCCGAAGAAGTCCTCGCGGTCGACCTCCCAGGCGTCGTGGTCGTGGGCGATATAGTGGAATTCGGCGTTGTCGTACTTGCCCTGGAGGTACCAGTCCATCGGTGTGAACACACGCTCGACGAGTTCACGCTTTGTTTTGTCCATCGAACCGGACACGTCTCGGATGTTGATGACAACGACGTTCTTCTGCTCTTTCGTGACGATTTCCGGGTGACGGTAGCGCTCGTCATCCCGACGAAATGGCACCTGGTCGATACCGTTTTCACGGATTCGCTGTCCGACCGGCGTCCGCTCAACAGTCGCCTCGAACGTCTGCCAGTCAGGGTATGTGATCCGCTCGTCAGCAGGGATGGCCTCATACTCGGCGGACAGCCAGTCGAAGCCAACGGGGATATTTTCCGAGCGAGCCCACTCGAACACGTCGCGTGGCCCGACGTCCTCGACTTTCAGTGCTTCACGGATGTAGTCCTCGTCGAACTCGACCGCGAGTTTGCGCTTGAGGCCACGCTTGAATAGCTCGTCGAAGTCGAGCATCGTGTTCGGACCCGTCCGAGTAATATCGGTGAAGTCGCCCTCGACTTCTTCGATCACTTCCTTTCCCTTCGGATCCAGATCCAGGCCGAGTTCCTCGTCGAGCTCTTTGGCGAATTCCTCGGGATCCATTTCGTAGTACCCGTGCTCACCGCCACCACTTCCTGCTCCGTCACCATCACCATCTCCATTGCCATCGCCGTCATCGCCGTCGCTCGAATCGTCGACGTCGACGGGGTCACCAACGTCTGGCTGACCGGACGCCTGTCCGACACCACCCTGGTCTTGGTCGTCGTAGACGAACTCCGGAAGGTCGATAATCTTGATCGGGATGCTCACTGTCTCCTGGTCTGATCCACCGAGATCCCCGTGCTGGATGAACTCAGTCAGGTCCTGACGCTGCTCTTCACCGATCGACCGAAACCGCTCGAGGTCGTGTTGGAGTCCCATCGGTCGTTAGTCCTCCGACAACTGAGCCATGACGTCATTTTGCCAGGCCGGGACCACTTCCTCTTCCATGATCCGGCGACTCGTCAGCTCAGCTGACGCTTCCGTGTAGCCGTTCTCGATCAGCTGTGCGATTGCCTTTGCTTTGACCTCTGCCGTTTCTGTCCCCTCTGGCGGGTCGTCCCACAGCGCTGGGTCGAAGTTCTCGTAGATGCGATTCACGTCTCGCCAGTCGTAGGAGTGGAACTTCTCCCGAACGGGGGGAACATCCCAGTAGGGTCCATCGTCGTTGCGATGGTAATTGTACGACGTGATCTCGTCAGCAATGTCTGTCCGGCGCCACTCTGCAACGGCGTCCGAGATCAG